CTGTATACAGGTTCCCTCAACAAGGTCAACGCAAGTTATGTGCTATCTCTAATTCAGCACTGTAGGATGGATGTGGGAGCGGGCGCGTGGGGGGAGCCACCCCCTGCCAACTGGTTCACCGCTCTATCTTATGGCAAAAGATTACCACATCCAATCTAGCTATTTTACTCTAGCTTCGCTACGACTAGGAGAGTACTGGGTGGTCAGCCCGTCGCGTCAAAACCGAAGAAGTCTATCAAAAGCCCGTTCATTATATCTCCTGGGCCCAAGGTTCGTCAAATGGTTGAATATTCGCATTGCAGCATTCATAACTTGACGCTGAATGCTGGGATTTTCGATGATACGGCGAGAAGCAGAGACAAAAGCCTCCTTGTATCCATCTGGCCCCTGAGATGAAGTCGCCATTTCGTTAGCCGCTGCATCAATGGAAGCAACGACATCAGCTCTTCCAGCATGGGACTCGCTGGATACTGATTGAACATTGCCTCCCGCTGCTTCGCAAAAGACGATAAGTTGCACCTCAAATGTGTTTCCCGCCACCCCAGAAAACTGAATCCCCATATACGGGGCTGCGGTGGCGCCCTGACTCAGGCTCCATGGAAATGAGTTGGTCGTGACAACCCACTCAAAAGCCTTACTAGACGCTGGTGCAAGGGCAACTTCCTGAGCCTCGAATTTAGGAATAATCCGGGGGTAGGAAATGAACTGCTCACTTGCAAGAGTATGGCCGACGAGAGAACCACCCTGTTCATTATAGACAATGATGGCATTCCCCCCGCGGTTCAACTCCGTGCCAGTGTACCGAATGCGTAGGCCGTTTGCAACGACCCTTCCCTGGCACTCCCCAAGGTCCCCTGGGTTGAAGTCACCAGTGGCGTATGGGCCGTACATAGTCTGCGCATTCACACCGCTTCCCGCGGTGATAGAAAAGGCACTGGCACTTGTTCCAGCGTAAGTGGCGTCAGTAAAAAAGACGGCGCTCTTGTCATTCACGTACGTAGGGTCCCAGATAATGTAACCAACACCTGCGGTGCCTATGGTCACATTGCCACTCCACGTGGTCTCGTACTTCTGGGATCGCTTGACAAGGGCGCCTGGATAACACACTTTGCCCACGAGAGATGGGTCAAAGGGATTTAGACGAGCACGCAAGTACATGCTCTCGCAGTTTTGAAGATCACCGACGTCCGCGAAGCCAAGTTGGCGACTTGGTTTACCCTTGGACGGGGTTTGTTTTGCCTTTTGAGGCTTGTAGACAACTAATTGTTTGGACATAAGTTGGTAGAAATTTGAATGGTGGATGTCGGATTGGCTTTCCCTGACATGGCCACCCAGCTCCCCTCGAACTCCATTTGTTTTGCTGGAGAGAGTCCGAAGGCCCGCGCGTATGAAACCCGAGTACTCCAAGAAACATCTTTGGAGTCAAAGTGCAAGTCACTTGCTTGCTTCCGCCAATAACTGCGAGCGACTCCTAAAAGAGGCTTTGCAGCTCCGGCGGCACCATACAAGACCTTAAAAAACTGGTCAAGCATTGGAACACCTTGGTTTAATATCATCTCAGGAGGACAAAT